TCCTTACAGAGGAGATGGTGGAACTTTTGACCACACCTTTGGATCTGGCTGATTACAAATCTGCCATTACCGAGGCTTTGTATAAGGGCACCAAGCGAAATGTGGTCAGCGAGGCTGACTCAAAAAACGTGGCGGTCGAGTAAGTGACGATGAGTTATTTACTCGACTTTTATATTACGGCATCGCACATCTTCATCTGACACAGGATGAGGTGTGGCTGATGCCGTTTGGTCTGCTCCTGGATTTATGGGAATGCCATAAACAGTATAACGGGCTTGCGAAGCCTGCGAGGGAATATTTCATTGATGACATTATTCCTGCCGGAATCTGATGAAGGAGGTGGTTTGAAGTGGCATCGGACTTATCCGAGTTCTAAGATAAGTGTAAATATCCCATATGTGTAGTTATCCTCCTTCCTCTCATATTTATAGAAAAATCTGGGGAGTCCATAAAGAACTCCTCGGATAATTTTTGTCATTAACAGTAGCAGTAATTTTTAAACAAAGCTTTTTTAAGGTTCTTCACCATAAAAATAGGGGTTATTTAGAACATTTGAACCATAACACAAATCAAAATGCAGTTATTAATTATCCGAGTAATTGTCGCTTAAACCCCTGATATTATTAAGTTTGTTTGAAGAAAGGAGGGTAACAAAACTCATGGGATATGATGATTTTGGCTTAAAAATCGGTCTTGAGGGCGAGAAAGAATTCAAGAAGGCACTGTCAGAAATCAATCAGTCCTTCAAGGTTCTCGGCTCGGAAATGAAAGTCGTGCAGTCCCAGTTTGATAAAAACGACAGTTCCGTAGAAGCACTCACGGCAAGAAACCAAGTGCTGAATAAGGAAATCGAGGCACAGAAACAGAAAATCGAAACCCTTCGTTCTGCCCTTGCCAATGCCTCCGAGTCCTTCGGAGAAAATGACCGCAGAACACAGCAGTGGCAGATTCAGCTTAATAACGCTACGGCGGCGCTCAATGATATGGAGCGTGAACTCGACCGTAACAATGCGGCGCTTGATGATGCCGAGCGTGAAATGGATGACGTTGCTGACAGTACCGACGATATGAGCGAAGAACTGGACGATGCCGGAGATTCTGCTGAAAAGAACAAGGGCAAATTTGAAAGCCTCGGTTCTGTCTTAAAGGGTGTCGGTGTGGCAATGGGAGCGGTGGTTACGGCTGCCGCTGCCGCCGCAGTTTCCCTTGGCAAGGCAGTAGTTGAATCCTACGCAGAATATGAGCAGTTGGTCGGCGGTGTCGATACGCTGTTTAGGGATTCCTCTGCTACACTGCAGGAATATGCAAACAACGCCTATAAGACGGCGGGTATGTCGGCAAACGACTATATGTCCACGGTCACATCTTTTTCTGCCTCACTGATTTCTTCCCTTGGGGGCGATACTGAGGCAGCAGTGAAGTATGCGGATATGGCCATTACTGATATGGCAGATAACGCCAACAAGATGGGTACAGACATATCCCTCATTCAGAATGCCTACCAGGGATTTGCCAAGCAAAACTATACAATGCTGGACAACCTAAAACTCGGCTATGGCGGTACCAAGACCGAAATGGAGCGTTTGCTTGCTGATGCGCAGGCTATTTCCGGTATTGAATATGACATCAGTTCCTATGCCGATGTGGTTTCTGCCATCCATGTGATTCAAGAGAGCATGGGTGTGGCGGGTGCAACGGCAGCAGAGGCGGAACACACCATTGAGGGTTCTTTGAACTCCATGAAGGCTGCCATCGATAACCTTATCGTAGGTTTCGGTAATGCAGATGCAGACATTGAAATGCTCTGCAACAATGTGGTGGATGCGTTCCAGGATGTGCTGACCAACATCACGCCTGTAATCGAAAACATTATAGCGGCACTGCCAACGGCTCTGAATGCTCTGCTTACCACTGTGGGCGAACTGCTCCCTACCTTGTTGGATACTGTGGTTGACCTGTTCTCTCAAGTGCTGACAACGCTGCTGACGCTGATACCGCAGTTAATACCTGCGGTGGTTGAAGCGTTAATGACCATTGTGAATACATTGATTGAGAACCTTCCGCTTTTGGTGGATGCCGCCGTTCAGATAGTGGTTTCTCTTGTGGAGGGCATCGGCTCGGCACTGCCGGAACTTATCCCCGCAGCAGTACAGGCAATCATTACAATCGTTGAAGGCCTGATTTCCAACCTTCCGATGATTTTGGATGCCGCACTTCAGCTTATCATGGGTCTTGCAGAAGGTTTGCTTACCGCCATTCCTGTGCTGATTGAGGCACTGCCGTCCATCATACTTGCCATTGTGGATTTTGTGATTGGGGCAATCCCTCAAATCATAGACGCGGGTATTCAGCTTTTGACTTCTTTAGTATCTGCGTTGCCGGAAATCATCGTGGCAATCGTGGAGGCAATCCCGCAGATTATTGAGGGTATCATCACAGCGGTGCTTGGGTCAATCCCACAGATTATACAGGCGGGTATCGACCTGCTTGTTGCACTTATCCAGGCACTGCCGGAAATCATCACAACCATTGTGGCAGCCATTCCGGAAATCATCGGTTCTGTGGTCAATGCTCTGATTAACAGCATTCCGCAAATCGTACAGGCAGGTGTGACGCTCTTTATTTCCTTAATAAAGAACCTGCCGACCATCATCGTGGAAATTGTAAAAGCCGTACCGCAGATTCTGTCCGGCTTGGTTTCTGCCTTTGGCAAGGGAGTATCACAGCTTGCCGATGTAGGTGCAAACCTCGTCCGTGGTTTGTGGCAAGGTATCCAGTCCCTGGCATCCTGGCTTTGGAATAAGGTGTCCGGTTGGATTTCTTCCATTTGGGATGGTATCTGTGACTTCTTCGGCATTGCATCTCCGTCCAAGGAAATGGGATGGGTCGGTGAAATGCTTGTGGAAGGTCTGGCAGGTGCAATCAATACCAATGGTAAGGATGCGGTTGCCGCTGCTGAAGGCATGAGCAAGGACATCAACGATGTTATGCACGGTCTTGCAGATGAAATGACCACGGCACTGCCTACGGACTTTAGTGTGAATGGAACAGTAAACCGCAACGACACGATATCCGGTGCAGGATTGGGTGGCGGAGCGCTGATTACCATTCAGCAGATGATTGTCCGAAGCGAAGAGGATATCCGCAAGATTTCCCAGGAACTTTACAACTTGATTCAAAGTGGCTCCCGTGCACAGGGACACTTCACTACGGCATAAAGGAGGGTTTTGACCTATGGGTTTTATTTTCAATGACATTACGTCGGGCAGCATGGGCATCAAAGCCCGCCTGACTTCCTGNNATGCGTAATTTTACCACCACCGTGCCGGGTAAATACGGTGTGGCAGACTTCGGTGCGGATTTCGATTACCGTGAAATCACTGTCCACTGTAATATTTACCCCAAGGCTAATTTTACTGCGTTAGTATCTGCCTTGGATGATATCGCAGCATGGCTTGACCCTGTGCAGGGATTGCGTCAGCTTGTGTTTGATGATGTGCCGGACAGATATTTCATGGCACGTCTGAATGATGCGGTGGACTGCGAAAGGCTCATCCGCTCGGCGGGCAGTTTTGAATTGAAGTTTTTCTGCCCTGACCCGTTCGGATATGCCATTACAGATGAAACTTTCTCCATTGTGGAAGAAGGAGTCCATACCATTACAAGGACTATCGGAAATATTGAGTCCTTACCTGTGTATCGCATCAAGGGTGTGATAACAGCAGGAGCAAGCAATTATATCAGTATTACCACAAACGGCTCGGAACTGAAAATTGTAAATGCAACCCTCTCTGAAGGGGAAACCCTTGTTGTGGATACCGATAAAATGACCGCATATGTGGTGGATGAAAACGGAGAATCGCTCCGTAACGGCCTGCCGTATTTGCAGGAACTGAATTTTCCGACACTGACTGTCGGAGATAACACGGTCACGGTGGAAGTAAGCAATGCCACGCTGACAGAATTACAAATTCAAGCCAAGAGCAGATGGAGGTGACGGTATGTCTCTGAAAATGATTCTGAATAAGCAAACAGATTTCACAGGAGAATTTCCTGCGGAGTATGCCGCCTCTGGTCTGTGGCGTTTCAACGAGTCTGCACCGGATGAGGATACGGCGCTTGCCGACTCTTCCGGTTATGGACGCAACTTTACTGTTGTAAATTGGAGTGGCACAACCGCCAATCTTAGTAAAAGTCCGAAAGGCAGGCAGATTCGTTTTAATATCAATAATCCGACCTCTGAAAAGACCCATCTACAGGTAACCAATGATGGTACTATCTTTGCAAACTTGGGTGAGCGTATTATTGTGGGCGGTTGGATGTGTCCTACCACCTATTCTGTAGGTAACACGTTCTGTCCAATTTTTAATACCCGTTACGGTCCAGGACAGCCGATTTTCTATCTGTCCTTATATTCCGGTAAGCCGAGAATTATGCTTTATAATTCTTCGGGCAGCCTTATTCTGGATAAAACTGTAACACCGACTTTTTCATTAAAGAATGGTGTGTGGTATTTCATAGCCGGAGTGATTGAACCGAATAATAAGGCATTTACCTATGTGGTTGGTGACCGTTCCACAGGAGAGGTATGGAAGTCTGAAACTCTGACTTTTACCGGGGAACTGAACCGTTCGTGTGTAGCAGATTTGGTTATCGGTATGCACGCCACAACTTATTATTACGCAGGTGGTTTTGATGAGTGGTTCTTAGACTGCGATTCTCCACTGACCGCAGATGATTTGGTGGATTATTTCAATGCCACCATTCTGTGCAACGGTGCTGACACTTCCTCTGGTGTAGATGCTTTTTCAGTGACGGACGGCGTTACACTGAAAGCAACGGATGGAGTTTACCCGGAAAGCGGTATCCTCTATACCAAAGCTGTGGAGTGCAATCTATCCGGCGCAGGCAGAGTGTCTTATACCAGTGAATATATCGCAGGCACAACGGCAGTGGCATCGGTGGAAACATCCACAAGTGATGACCTTGTGGATTGGAGTGATTGGGTATCTGTCGGTGCAGATGGAAAACTGCAATCTCCGAACCGAAACTATATCCGTTTCAAGGTCACGCTGACCACCTCAGATACTTCCAAGACACCGAAACTTGTGGATATCCGACTTTATGACATTCCGAAAGCACCCTATGAAAAAATCGGTTATGCCCGCCCTGTGGTTTTGGATGATAACGGAGCGTGGGAGGCCATTTTGGAGAATGCTTATGACATCATCGTTACGGGCGAAATCAATGGCGAGGACACGCTGACTTTTTCCATTCCGTTCCGTGACAGTAAGCGTAAATATCTTGAAAACGAGAAGAAAATCCAGATCGTTGATGATATTTATAAAATCCGTACCATCACAGATGTGAAGGACACTACTGGAAATACAGTCACGCAGGTGTATGCCGAGGCGGAATTTTATGATTTGACCTTTTCTGTCCGTAAGGAAGAAAAGAAGTTTGATGCGGAAACGGCGAAGGCTGCTATGGCGTATGCCCTTGCCGATACGGAGTGGAGCGTGGGAACGGTCAATGTTACCTCAAAGCGTACATGGACTTCCACGGAGAAAAACGCGCTTTCCATTCTCCGTAGCGTTGCCAATCTACACGGCGGCGACCTTGTTTTCGATTGTCCGAACCGACTGGTGCATCTGCTTACGGTCAACGGCAAGGACAGCGGTGCCCTGTTTGCCTATAAAAAGAATATGAAAAGCATCGAGCGAGTGGTGGACACCCGCTCCCTTGTAACAAGGCTTTATGCGGTTGGTGCCAACGGAATGACCTTTGCCGACATCAACGGAGGCAAGCCTTACCTTGAGGATTTCACTTATTCCAAGGAAGTGCGTATTACTACTTTGGATTGTTCTTCCTTTACCAACCCGTATCAGATGAAGGAATACACGGCCATGCGCCTTGCGGAATACTGCAAGCCTTCCGTTTCCTACGTGCTGAATGCGATGGATTTGTCCGTGCTGACAGGATATGAGCATGAAGCGTGGAACCTCGGTGATTATGTCCGTGTGGAAGATAAGGACTTGGGACTTTCTGTTACCACCCGTATCGTGCGCCGTGAATACAACCTGCAGGAGCCTTGGAACACGGTATTGGAACTTTCCACCACGCTCAAAAACCTCGGCAGTTCGGTCAGTTCCATTGATACCATTGCCGATGCTTTGGAAGGCACAGGAATGGTATCCAACAACGATATCCGTGAACTTGTGCCGTTCAATCATCTGCGAAACTCCCGTGCCGATGATGGACTTGCTTATTGGGTCAGTTCCGGTTTTGAGGCAGACGGAGAAAACGGTGCATCCGGCACAGCATCCTTTAAGGCTGTGGGTGTGGAAGGTATGACCTTGAGCCTTGCCCAGACCGTGTATCCGTCCAACCGTAGCAGTTATACACTGTCGGCACAGTTTGCTTCGGATGACTTAAAGAAGCTATCTGATGATGCCCAGGTGGGCATTGAGGTGGTTATCGAATACGAGGACGGCAGCACAGAAACAAGATTTATTGATTTGTACTGATGGAGGTGCTTATGGCTTATTTTTCTAAAACATCGGAGAAGATTACGCCGGAAAGCTACTTCTCCAAAGTGAAATCCATTACAGTGCGTGTGTGCATTACTAATTGCACAGGCACTTTGTATATTACAGACCTTTTGCTGCAGCCCGGTTCTGTAGCCACGGGATGGGTAGGTCATCCTTGCGAGATGAAGTGGGTATTGGATGGCTAATCCGGTATTCATCCGTCTTGCCGAGGTCATAAACAAAAAGCAGGATATGCGTGTCATGAGCGTAACGGTGAAACCTACCGTCACCAACTGCTCCGGCACGATTTGGTTTACCGACCTTATGTTGCAAGAAGGACCGGCACTGACAGGCTATGTGCCACATACCGAGAGTCGACTTAAGGAAGATACCAAGGTATGGTTCAACGGTGTGGTTCGTTCCAAAGAAATGGTCATTATCTGCAACGTCGGTGATACATCCGGTGGTCTTGATGTCCATATCTATCCGAAATCCGATATGGCGGCAGGCTCGGTGCAGCTTGCCCAAGGTGTGGGTGGACAAAAGGTTGTGTTTCCTAACAGACTTTCTGCGGAGGATGATTTGGCTCTGCTTGCTTCGATAAGGGAATGCACCAAAAACGGCATTCAAGAGCCGAAAGAGGGCTTTTACCAATATAGCGCCGCTTGGGATTCCAAGCACAAAGTCACCTTGGAGGACGGCAAGTCAGCCAGGGTGCTTTTTGAATTGCAGCAGATGTCGGATGGAGGTGTTTCGATTTGAGGGATAAATTAAAAGGCAAACGCATCATGGTGTGGAC